GCTACTGTCCCGGATGACTATCCAGCTGAATGTTCCGGGCGAGGGCTATCTTGTCGGCGAGGTTCGCAACGGGGCCGAGATCTGGTCCGTTCGCTCGGTGGACGAAGTACGCGCGACCCGCGGCCATTACGAAGTGATGGACGAGACCGCTCTCAGCACCACGGGATGGCGTCCCCTCGGAGCCAACGCGCACGTGGTGCGTGTGTATCGTCCTCACAGCCGCTGGTTCCACATGGCAGATTCCCCTGCGCGCGCCGCTCGTTCCACTCTGCGAGAGCTTGAGCTTGTCAACAGGCACATCATCTCTCAGTACCTGTCCCGACTTGCGTCTGCTGGCGTCATTGTCTTCCCTGACGAGATCACCTTCCCCGTCAAAGAGGAACATGCCGAGGCTGCAGATCCATTCATGGTCGAGTGGATCGAGATTGCAGCCACTGCGATCCGTGAGCCTGGGACGGCATCTTCGATAGTCCCGATCCCGATCCGCGTGCCCGGTGAGTACGTGGACAAGATCAAGCATATTGACTTCACGCTTGAGATCGATGATTCCATCATCGAAAAGAGGGACAGCGCTATCAAGCGCCTGGCCACGCAGGTGAACATACCTGCGGAAGTCCTTCTGGGCATGGGAGAAGTGAACCACTGGGGCGCCTGGCAGCTCGAAGAAGGCGCCCTGAAAACAGCGATTGCTCCCGATGCCGAGCTGATCTCCCAAGCTCTCACGCAGGGCTATCTTCAGCCTCGTCTTGCAGCAAGCGGTGTAGAGGATCCGAGTCGATTCGTCGTCTGGTATGACATGTCCGAGCTGACGATCCGGCCCGATCGGTCAGCGAACGCTGTCCTTGCCTATGACCGTCTTGAAATCTCCGGCGAGGCCCTTCGTCGGGAGATGGGCTTTGACGAGTCCGACCTTCCCACTGACGAAGAACTCCGGGACCAGGGTTTGAAAACTGTCATCCGGTCGTTTCCCGCGGGTGCAGAGTCTGCACTGCAACAGCTCACCGGTGAAGAGATCGAAAGGATTGAATCGGAGTCTTCCCCGGCGCCCCAAGAACCTGAGCCGGAAGCCGATCGGATAGAACCCGGGACACAGAACGAACCTCCTCCCAGCCCCAGCATGGCGGACCGGCGTGCGCAAAGATTGGTTTCGCAGTCCAGGGCCCCGCATGCGATCCGGTTCGGACTCGGGGGAAGAGCCGAGGTTCTGCACCCCTCCTTGTGCGAACAGCACGCTTATTCGTGTCCCTTCACCCATGCTGCTCTCCGTATAGGGAAGTTCGCTCATCCTGGGCGATCAGGTGTGTATGAGTGCAGCCTCGATGCTTTCGGAAGGTTGAAAATCGGGGACATGTCGCCGCAGGCGGATGTGCGGGATTTCTTGGTTACGTATGGAGGAGTCAATGGTTCGCGTCAGTGAGGACCGGTTCTTCCATCTGCGAGGAAGGCATGTCCAGCACTCTCATGGGCGGAACACCGGGCAGGAAGTCCTCTCAGGTGCCATGGTTGCCCTGGTGCCCACCGAAGAGGACGCATCCCGCTTGAGGTTGGCGGGGGGAGAGAAAACCGAGGAACTGCACCTCACTCTGTTCGATTTGGGGGAAGCCGGGGAGATCAGCCCGGCGAGACGGGAGGAGATCACGAATCAAGCTATTGATTCGGCGGGCGCCCTTGGCCCTGTCTCCGCTCGCATATTTGGGGTCAGCCATTGGAACGGGAACGGGGAGAATCCGTGTTGGGTCCTTACGGTTGGAGACGACTCTGAGTCAGAAATGTCTTTGACGGACTTCAGATCCTCACTAGACCTGCAAGGCATTCCTGATCAGCACAGCCCCTGGGCACCTCACATCTGCATGGCGTACACAGAGGACTTGTCTCTCACAGCCGAACTGCAGAAGCGGCTGGGTCCCGTGATTTTCGACCGAGTTCGCGTGGCGTTCGCAGGCGAGTACACGGATATCAATTTGTCCAGCACGCTGACCGCTGCCGGTCCTCTTCGACGCAGGATGACGGACACCGAACTGAAGTCGAAGACGGACTTCGTCCGGATGCAGGAAGAGTGGGAGGACGTCGTGTCGAACGTCCTTGAGGGACTGGCGCCGATCCGGGAGCAGCAACAGGAAGATCTTGTGAGCCAGGTTCTGTCCGCTGCCACACAGGACGACCTTGATGCACTCTCTTCCATTCGTGTCAGCGATGAAACGATCAACGCCACCGAGACTCTTCTTTTTGAGAACATGATCCGGGCTGCCGAACAAGCCGGCAGAGAGCAGCAACGTGCTGCTGAAGAACAAGGCGTCGAAGTACCTGAGTGGGATCTTGAAGGCTTGACGGCAGCGGTAGGAAGGGATTTGCTCCGTTCGATCGCGTTCGTCACATCGAGGATCCTGTCATCCTCTTTTGTCCAGTCCGCTGTGAGGAGAGCGCTGTCTTTGGTGGGGCGCCCCCAAGTCTCCCCGGAACAGGTATCGCAAGAGGTCAACACCCACTTGTCCGAGCTTTCCGACGCCGGTCCTCGGGAGTCCATCGGTGGAGCTGTGACCGCTGCTCAGAACGAAGGGCGTCGCATCGTCATGTCGGTGGCCCCGCCTGCCTCATACTACGAATCGTCCGAGATTCTGGATCGGAACGTCTGTGGCCCGTGCCGTAACCAGGACGGTACGCGTTACGACACTTTGGCCGATGCATCAGAGGCGTACCCGTCCGGAGGGTACCGAGACTGTCTGGGTGGTCCGCGATGCCGGGGCACCATTGTTCCCGTGTGGGAGGAGTAGGAATGCCCTGGCATGTAGAAGAAGATCACTCGGATTGCCCTGAAGACTCGCCGTTTGCCGTAGTCAAGGATGAGACGGGAGAGGTAGAAGGCTGCCATGCCACGCGTGAAGAGGCGGATCGGCAGGTACGCGCTCTGTACGCATCGGAGGACAGCTACGCCGCGGGAACAGCTCCTTGGCGCGGTCCCCTGGCTGTTGAAGGAATCGTCACCGGGGATGGACGAGAGTTTTCCGAGGGCGCACTGACATGGGCCGAGCTACCGGTGCCCCTTCGATGGAACAAAGAGGATAGCCACGGCGGTGAGGCGCACACGGTCGCGGTCAACGTCGGTCGGATAGATCGTATCTGGCGAGACGAGAACCAAATCATGGGCGAGGGTGTTCTCAACCTGGCAGATCCGGACGGACAACGTGTCTACGACATGATCAAGGGTCAGTTCCTCCGAGGCGTCTCCATCGATGCTGATTCGATCTCCGACGCTGACGTCGAATTCGTCTGGCCTGAGGACGACAACGCGGGGCAGGATGAGGACGATCTCTTCTCTATGCTGTTCGCTCAGCCCGAGAAGGTCATCTTCCATGCCGGCAGGATCCGGGCCGCGACGTTGGTGGACATCCCTGCGTTCGCAGAGGCCTACATCGAACTCATGGACGAGTCAGGCGCAGTCGTGGCGTCCGTCCGTGCGGAAGACTTCGTTGCGGTGCGCTCGCACGACACTGCGACGTCGGACGGACCGTGGGACGGTCCGGAGAATGAGGCCCGACTTCCGTCCCCGCTGACACTCGACCAAGCACGTGCTGCGTACGCGTGGTACGACGCAGACCGAGTCGAAGACGGAATGATCGTCAAGGATGCTTGCCGGTTCATCCACCACGAAGTGAGTGCCGACGGTACTCCGGGCGCAGCGAATCTGACCGCGTGCTCCACAGGAATCGGTGTCCTGAACGGTGCCCGTGGAGGGACCACCATCCCCTCGGAAGACATCCAGGGAGTTTATGAGCATCTCGCCGCTCATCTGAGGGATGCAGACCGCGAGCCTCCTGAACTGACAGCATCGCTGGTTGCGCACGGCGTGCCCGAGTGGAGGCCGCCGAAGGAGTGGTTCTCCAACCCGAACCTGAATGTGCCGACCGCCATCACGATTGATGCGTCAGGACGCGTCTACGGACATGCTGCTCAGTGGGGTACGTGCCATGTGGGGTTCTCGGATCAGTGTGTTTCTCCTCCCCACGAAGACTCCCACCCGTACTTCACGACGGGCGAGCTGTCTGCCGGGGATGGCACAGTCATCTCCGTGGGTCAGATCACTGTCGGGACCTCTCATGCCCCACTTGGTATGGGTTCACATGCAGCGACAGAACACTACGACCACACAGGCCACGCCGTAGCAG